ATTCTGACCAGTCCATGCTACGTCTTGCAGAGTTTCAATGTTTTCCAGATCGCGATCTTCAATCCGATCATTAACGTCCCGCGTTGGGCATTCGCACAGCATTAGACCGCCGCGACGGATAACCTGAGCTTCCAGCCCTTCGTAGCCGGGAAGTGGGGGAGGAACCATTTCAGGGTGGCGTGATGCAGGAACTGGAGCCCAGCCCTTGATCATACGATCCGTCATGTTGTCTGGATCGGGTTCGTTAAGGGTTGATTCGCGAACCCAAGCATATGTCATGTTCGCCGGGATCTTATCCTTTGGAACATATAGCTTTGATTGAAAGTGGGTTTCAGGGCGCTTGCGCATACCTGATTCGCGTGATTCTGATGCTCGGCTTTGCGAGGCTCTTGATGCTCGTGCCATTATTAAGATCCTTTGCTTTGTTTTTTAACTTGAACTGCGTAATATCTTTCGCCTTGAACTGGCGTCATGCGACTTCCATCCGGATTACGAATTGCACCGGATTGTGCTAACTGGTGCGCCATGCGACGCTGGTCAGCTGTTAGGCGAACGGTTGTAGAATTTTTGCCTTGCTGGTTCGGCGCGCTGCGCTGGACAGGGGCAACATTAGATTCGCGAGACATTGGCGGCGTTCTCTTGCTTGGGGTTGATACAGTCGAGAATGCGTCAGGATACTCCTTGCGCATGTGCCGGTCAATTTCCGTGAAGTAATCAACGCCACCGATTTCGTCATCACGACCCTCAGAACGATACCGACGCTCGACGCGGCGTGCATAAAGCGTTGCCTCTTCGTGCATCTCAGGATCGAACTCAGGAGACTGTGGTTGGAACCAATCGTTCTTTTGGATCCAACCAGCTGTGCGGGGCTCAAGTGTAGTCTGAGGCTCAGCTCTTGGTTGAACTTGCTTCTGGACTTCTGGAGCCGAAACCTTTTGCTCAGCTTCCCAGTTCTCAACGCCAGTCAGATCGTTCTGCAATTTGTAGTAAATGCTCTGCAGCTCGATGACCTGCTCACTGTCGCCCATAGAGTGTGCGTCTATCAGCTTCTGCTTTACCGCGCCGGCCTCATTGATGAGGTTGTTCTTGTAGTGCGTCATCATTGCAAAGTCGGATTGCTGACGCATCTGAGCTTCGTTCTGCAAGCGAGATTCAGCATCCTGCGCACGGCGCTCAGCTTCAGCCGCCTTACGGGATAGCTCAGCTATACGCTTGTCAGGTGAACGCTTGCGCTTCGGAGCCTCTTCTTCTTCCTCAGGCTCCTCTTCGGCTTCCTCAGACTCTTCTTCCTCAGGCTCTTCTTCCTCAGGCTCCTCTTCGGATTCTTCTTCCTCATAATCCTGAAGGCTCTCACCGAGATCGTCTTCAGTTATCTCAATGTCTATGTCTTCTGTCGGGCCTTCTTCCGTAATAGGAAGTTCTGGAATTTCTGTGTCTTCTGACATGTTCTACTCCTTAAAAATTGCCAGCGGATTTGCCGGATTCAACGTCTTCTGGACCAGAGATAACCGCCATGACGCGATCATCAGGCAGAAGCGCCACCGCAACACCGCGATAGGAAACCATTGTGGATTCGTAGCGCGGGATAAGGATCCAGTCCCCAACCTTGCACCACGGCCCAGAACGCTCGAACTTCTCACCCTGATAGGCTTCGGGCCCAACCGCGCACACCAAGGCAGAAACCGAGGAATACTTGTCTTCAGCACGAACCGTGTCAGGCAGGTAAAGCGTCACTTCCGTGCCGTCTTCCTTCTTGATCGTCTTCAGTTCTTCAGGGCGGATGTAAATTTTCACAGCCACGAGATACCCAGCTGGCCGCATATCGAACGGCTGACCTGTCATCTCTACAAACTGCTGATCGATGAATTCCTGTGCAAGCACCTCTTCATGCGGCTCAATGTTACTCATGCTCATTAGTAATGACTCCTTGTTTTTTGTTCCGGTATTTTATCATCATCAGGCTGCATCATGCGTTTATACTCGTCGGCGATGACCTGAATTGCAGCCGTATAGCCACGCACCAACGCATTCCCCTCCAGAACCTGAAGGGCAATCTCTTCTGCCGACGACGCAGGGACATAACGCTCCCCTTGGCTCGACGGCTTAAAACGTGCATTTAACGAGTATTCTGTGGCGCGATCTCGCAGCTCACTGATACGCTCAACCGCTCTGCGGCTTAGTTCTTCTGCGCTCAATTACTTTCTCCGGTAATTTTTTGGTGCAGCGGTAGGTCTTTGCCCACCTTCTGCGAATATTTAGTTGTGCGCGACCGTACTGTTAAGGCACGGTCGCGCTCTCTTTATTACTTACCGCGTACCTTGTTCATGGCGTCAACAATTTTACCTTCAGAAGTCATCATGCCCTTACGAACCTTAGCAGCGCCGCCAGCAGCTTTCTTAACCACACCGCCTTTGGCAATTGGTACTGGCGCGCGACTGGTGCGGAAATCATCGCTTAAATTTTTACGAATATCAGCTTCTTGTCGTTTCATCATTTTTACCATTGGCGCATTCTTTGCGCGCTCTGCCGCCACGGCCTTCATGCGTGCCATTCCCAGTTCGCGGCGGGAAGGCGCAGCAGTAGCCCCCGGCAGTCCTGCAGGTGCTGGCGCTGTTAATGGTTTGTTAGGTTCTGGAGTCATGCTTGCCGTACCACCAACCATTTTTTTAACAGGCTTTTTCATACTCTTCATTCCTTTCATAGGTGAACCAATAGCGATCATGACAGCAAGGCCGCTTTTCTTCGGGTCGCCGCCCTTTTTCATGCCGCCCATTTCGGTGGCCAGCTTGCGGGCAGTGTCGGAGGATGTGTGAACCTTACCGCCATGCTTATAGCGAGGGCCCTCAGAGCGCATCGCACGGCCTAAGGTATCAGCTTCGCTCTGCGTAACTTTCGTATTAGCCAAGCTCTCACGACGCTTGCGATCCGCTTCACGCTCAGCGGCAGTCGGCTGAGGCGGTGATTTCTTCACAGAACCGCCAACCTTATAGGTCGGGATGGGACGGGCGTTTGCACGCTCCTGAAGCGCCTTTGCGCCATTCGGTTGATTAGGCATTGGCTCAGCGATTGCTGGGCCGAAAATTGCACGAGCCTTAGCCCGCATGTCAGTCATTTTCATTGGTAACCTCCATTATTACGCAGGGCCTCGGACTGCATCTTCATTGCTGCAATCCGTTCTCGTGAAGCACGGTCTTCCGCGTCAGTCTGTGCTTCTAATTGCGCCTTCGCCATATCGACTTGGGCGTCAAGTTTACTATCAGCATCGCGCTGCTGAACCTTCATCTGCTCCACCTGAAGCATTGGATCAGGGCCCGGAGGCTGAGCTTTATAGGATGGCGCAAGCTGCTGCATGGCCTGTGCAACCATAGCCGCAAGCTGGTTCTCGATCTCTGGCGGCAGCGGCTGGCCCGGAGGCGGTAACGGCTGGCCAATGATCTGCTCAACCTGCACGCGCATCTTCAGAGCCAAATGCTCATTGATGTGGGCCTGTAGCGCTGGGTTCTCTTCAGCAATCGGGGCGTGCGCCGCGATGTGTGCATCGTGATCCTGATACGCGCCGGCAACCAATGGCTTGCCCGTCAGCGCGTTCTGATTCTCAGACAACGGATCCAGCGGCTTAGGCTTTTCTTGCTCAGGCAATAGCAGCAATTCGATCTTTTCTTCATCAATACCCATCTCGACATACATCTGACGATAGGCTTCACGCAGATTGTGCTGGTCAGGCTGCTGTGTAGCAAACCGCAACAGAGCTTCTGCCCGCATCATGCGCTGTGCCGATGACGAAATGTTCGGATCGCTTACTGGAATGACATCGACGTTCGACGAGAAGTCTTCACGCATAATCGCAGACATACCGCCGCGAACTGGAAATGGATACGGTTCGTCTGGCAGATACTTGCCAAACAAATTCGCAATCATCTTCAGTTCTCGGTTGAATGCCTTATGCGCCCTCTTGAGGGTCGCTGACTGGAGTCGGGTTGCCGCTTCCATAAGAGCCACAGTCGTTCCAACTGGGGCATCCTGTCTGCCTTCACCCACGGCAATCTCCGCCGTGTTTGCAAGATTCCGCGCACTCTCATACGTTTCCTTCAACAATGCCAGAGAAACCTGCGATGGCTCCTTATAGGGCATCGTCATGATTGCGTTCTGAATCGGCATGCCGCCCGTGTCAATTTCACGGAACTCAGTCGGGCCAATCCCAATGTTGTTATCGTCCAGACGCATGCCCTTAACGCGCAAGCCACCGGGGAAGTTGTTCAACGTCGCAGCGTCAATTAACTGACGGCGGATCGATGTCGCCGTCTTCGCCGAGTTGCCCAGCAAGTGTGCATAGCCAAGGCCGTAGAAGCCAACACCGGGCATAAGCTTATAGTGAACGAACGAACTCTCGCGCTGGAACGTGGGATCGTCTTCCTCATAGTTCCGATAGATCGACAGAACCTTACGGCTACCCTCTTCAATCGTCACGATATACGGCAGAGGAATGCCATCCTCATTCTCATAGCCTTCAAGATTCAGGTCTGCATAAACCTCGTAGATCTTGTATTCTTCTGTGCCTTCAGCGCCGGGCTCAACGCCCTGAACACCATCAACCTGCGCCTGAATAGGCGTCTGATCCGTATCATCCGGCTGTGGATCACCGACCTTGATGTCGCGATACACACCAGCCAGCTGCGCCAAACGGAAGTTCCGGCGCGTCATCGGCGTAATGTGGCAATAACGCGGGCTCGTTTCCAAATCCGTCGTGCCATACGCAACAATGAAATTATC